GAATTATCAGCGTCCTTTCGACGGACTTTACCGCTCCGGATGCACCGAGCAGTTTACCGACTGGGTATTTTGCCTCATAAGACCTATCCTTCGGGATGAGCCGGCCAAACTGATTCATTTCCACCTCCGGAAAATATCCTGTATCCAGACTCCAATCTGCACCGCGCAGATCAGCACGAATGCCGCCACATAGGCAGATACGATTGAGATGAGTTCCCAGTCCTGATTTTCAGGCTTCACCGTTCAACTTCCTTGATTGACTCCGCCTCGTCTGCCGTAATTCTGCCGGCGATAACTGCCGCATCCACCTGCGCAATAGTCAATCGGTTGAGTTTCCACATGTTGAGCAACAATCTGTAAAACATAATTACCTCCTCATTCGCCGATCAGTATCGCCAACAAAGCATCTTCGATAGCCGTCACTCTCTCTTCCGTTGTTGGCGTATCCGGAATAACTTCCGGCTCTATCGGTGTCGTGTAATCCAACGGTTGCGCTTGCTTGGCGTTCCATCGCAGGAAATCCGCGAAATCAGGCCCGGAAAGCGGGATAGATATCCGCTCGTCTTTGCATATCGAATTGACTTGTCCTGTCTTGTTGTCATGTATTATTCTGTAAGTAGTCATAACTCCGCCTGCGCCATGAATTGCGTGTCTGCGCTACTCATGGCAAAGAACACCGGCCTCCACGCTGTGAGGGTTGTCCCTCCTACCTGGATCACGTTCGTATACACCGCGCCAGAGCTTGTATTGTTGGTCTGTCCTACCTCTGTAACCTGGACATTCACGGAACCGTCATTCACATTAAGATACCCTGATCCGATAACAGAGATGGCCGGCGTAGAGCGCATGTCGATGTTTGGCAAATTCATTTCGGCGTACGCTGTGCTGACCGTTCGCCCCGTGCCAAATCTCGCCGCATTTATTCCCCACGTGCGGCAGAATTTGTTACAGATATCCTCTTCTTCTTGTTTTGATTTGTGAATATAGTCCGTGCACGTTGCGCCCTTTTCTAATTTCACATCGGTGATATGCACAAGATCACCAACTGCGTTGGTTTTGTCGTCAGACCAGATGAACACCGCCACGTTGGTCGTATTAGCTGTGTCGATTGCGATATTTGCGATCTCGAACGTCTGCCAGGCGTCGGTAAGTTCTGTGAGTGCTGCCGGTGTATTTTCGTACGTCCAACTTGCGACGAGCGTTGGGTTAGTACCTTCATCGCCCCAGGCATCGACGACGTCAGACGTAACTGTATCGGCTGTTCCAGACCATGACAGCACTCCGGCACGCAAGAGGGTTGACGTATCGCCCGCTCCCCTGGCCGCCTTGAACGACAGGGAGCACGATCCGCCGATAATCTCACGCGAGTCAACCGAGCCGACGATCTGCAGGATGCCCCACTTCTTATCCTCCGTTTCGATGTCCGCTTTCAGCGCCGCCCGCGATCCGACAGGCAGAGCCGCCGATCCGCTTTCCTGCGAAAAATCGCAGATGTCGTTACCGTCGCTCAGGATTACCCAGCGGTCTAATAGGTAAGTGTCGTCCGAGTTGGCCGGTATCGTTGCGGACGTATAAGTCGTCCCGCGCTTTTGATGACGAAATCGCCATTGATGAGGATATTCGGGTTGGCTCCGCCGCCGCTCCCTCCAGTCGCATCCGCCCATTCTGGAGCCGTTGCGCCTGCGTTGACTGTCAGCACCTGCGCGGCTGTGCCGATGGGGAGACGTGTTGACGAACTTGCACCATCGCCATAAACAAGATCGCCAGCCGCAACCCATCCACCGCCGGCGTTAAATATATCATTATTTGTCTGATAATATGTTTGAGACAAATCCGACATATCCGCAGTTGGAAGCCTATCAAGAGCAGACAGACTTGTTAGATGAGTAAGCGCAGATATCTTTTTATTTGCCATAATTCACCTCGCCGCTTTTGCGGTAGTCTCGATGTAATCGAAGTTATAGAATTGTTTCAACTCGTTTGGTATCGTATCTTCGCCGTACCACTCTGCCATTGATGCGTAGAATTCTGTGTACCCGCCCCATCCGCCTGTCCAGAATCCTAATGTAAGCGGATCGGTTGATTTCACGAACGGCGCTCCGATGCCAGGGAACCTGTCGATGTACAACGAATTTACATCCCGATCTGCCGGGTTCCACCATAAACGTGACCGATAGTTATTGACCGCGTCCTGGTATTCTTTTGTATAGCTTATCCATCCATAGCGTTGATCGTACTTGTGGGCCGCCTCGTGTAGGCAACCGATATGATCGACACAATGAATTTCTGCTGTCGAGATGTTGAAATAGTTAGGATTTTCAGGACTATTTGCGCACAACATTAGGGCAACGAAAATCACAACCAGGGAGGTTATTGCGTATTTCATATCGCCCGCCCTACGGGATAAATTCCTGTAATACCCACCTGTGATTTTGCGCCTATCCCGACGTTGCCGTAGACATTATCGAGTATCCGGTTTGTAGCCGTTATATCCTGGTCGATAAAATCCGCAAGTCGTTTTGTATATACACACGGGGGTTGGAATACCAATCCGTCAGTTACTCCCGTTCCGCCTACGCCTTCTGTGTAAATCTGCAAAACTTCCGCGGCGGATAATATTTTGTCATAGATACGATAATCTTTTATCGTTGCATCCATAGCAAATGTTGTATAATTATAAAATGCATTACTACTACTCAGCGCCCCTATGGAAAGCAGGCAATCGTCTTCGCCCTTATATGCCCCTGACGGGGATGCTGATGTAGATACAGATATCGACGATCCATTTATATAAAATTTAGGGACGGCAGATACATTGTTTGTCTCATATGTGACACAGATATGCGCCCATTCAAGAGCCTGGAATGCGTTCGAATGATACCATGATCCGGCTGTTGCGAAATTTCCGCTATTAATATAGAGGGTTGTGTTTGTGTTTGCAGGATTGCCGCGCAGGATATAGATCATGTTCCCGCTAGACAAAGTCTCCCCGCTCGTGTATTGAAATATCGGAGCAAAAGCAGCTACTCCAGGAAATCCAGCTCCAGAAATGTAATATATCCATAAAGATAATGATCTATACTGCAAATTTGTTATCTGTGGAACATGCCCAAAATACAATGCCCCTCCCGCATATACCGCCGGTATTTCTGGAGTCGATGCTACAAACTCAGCAATGGGAGGCGTGAAGTCTGCTGTGTAGCGACAAATGCCTTTTGAAATGCGCACTTCGTCAATCCAGCCGGTAAAGTATGGCATCCAAGTTCCAGAACGCCCAATCATAAATGGATACGTGCTGGCGGGGAGTGATATAGACGACGTCCACGTATCAGTTAAAACTCCGTTGCTAAAACACCTAAACGTATTCCCTTGTCTACTAATTGCTTTATGTACAAAAGTATTCAGTGCAACGCTTCCAAGATTTTTCCCCCAACACACATCATATGCAGAGTAAGCAGATATATCTACCCTTATCGTTGTATCCCCGTTCCCGTATCCTATATTAAATAACCCAAAATTAGTAACTATGCTTGACTCTTGAGATAAAACACATTGATATCCGGTAGTTGTAGTTCTGTATTCTTGCCATTCAATCGTAAAATCACCGGTGCCAAAATTAAAATCGGCATGAGCTGGCGTATCAACGTAGTCGTCAACCCCATCAAACAACCCAGAGCCTGTGCCAAATTTCTTTATGGCCGTGTCGATCTGGGCTCCATTGTAGGCCGTCCATGTCTTTCCGGCTACTTCATCGGTGAATGTCGTGCTTGTATCTGCTCCGTTCATGTGAAGTAAAGACATACAATATGGATCACTGCCAGGCGGTACAGCCGGCACAACTTCACGAGTCGCAAACTCAGCCGCAATCAGAGATAAATCGCCGCTCGACAAGCTAAATGATTGTTTCAAACCCCACGTGAAAAATATAATCCCGCCGGTTTGAATTTCATAACTCACGGATTGGATATAGTAATATCCGTCTATTTCATTTCTGGTTTGTTTGATGTGAACCAGATCCCCTATATCGCAGCACAAAAACGCTTTCATCAAGGAGCCCGAGCTGTTGGCGTTCATCGAAATACTTTGCAATACAGAACGGGGGTTTTTCTCCAGATCGATGATCTTTTTGGCTTCGGCTTCGCCCACGGATAAATCTCGCTGATAGAGTTGGTCAATCGTCTCGGATTGGTATCCGTAGATTTCTATCGAGATCGTATCCTCTTGGGCAGCCGAGATTGGATTGTACGAATAAATTCCGTAACCCCTGGCCTGGAGTTTTGTAATATACGCCGAATAGGACGATGTATTTGTCACCGTGTAAGTGGGCGCTTCCGATCCATAGACGACTGACACGGATAAGTACGCTGTTAGATTAGTTCCTGTCCCATCACTCGCCGTCCACATCTGGTAATCTGTTGTCGGAACAGGAGTAACCATTGTTGTGCTGATTGCATTGACGGTTGCTCCGCCCGTTGGATCGCTGTACGTTCCCTTGAATGTGATCGTCTGCCCGGAACCTATCGCCATAGCTGAATCAAGCGAATAGAGTACCTTCAAAGACGCGTCTACTTTCTTCGGATGGGCCTGCGGGACAACGTAATTGATGATATTTTTCCCGTAGACAACGTCTGCGCCTGCCATCGAGTTATCAATAACTACGTCTTCAACGTCGATTGATTCAAGGACCAGGAATGTGTCATCCTCATTCAGTATAAAACTATCATCCTCGTTCAGCAGAAAATATTCTGTTATATCTACCGATGCTTTCTGAACTGATTTTAGCGCGCGTAAGCCATTGCGATAATTATTGCTTTCAAATACCAGGGTTTCTCCATAAGTTTGATCTCGTTTTACATAGGTATATCCCATTTCAGAGATCGTGAATTTGTTTATTTCCGTGTAAGCGTCTGTTCCCGTGGTTGTTGTGTCGAATAAAGCCGGAAACACGCTTGTCCCGGTATCGAAATCTGTGTCCGCTGGTTGAATTGGCATATCTGCCAGGATCGTTGTTAACGCTACATCTGCCGTCTGGTTTGTCTGGATCGTTGACGCTATCAACGGGAATTTGTTAGCAAAATCCATCCAATCTAGAGCCGTAACTTTTACACGCGCCTCGTTGGCGTGCAATCCAATAACCGGATCGATCTGAGATACATAACTCTTTGGTTTTACGTAGTCGATACTATCGTAAGTCAGTACAACTTTTATGGGAGTTCCAAAATCCCATCCCGTAACTGCTCCTATTATTCCAGGCGTATATTTATCGGATGTGTTATTAAGCGTGAAGGTTATTTCGCCAATATCCGCCAACCGATCATTTACCCCATTTCCAGGCAATCCCCATCTCGCAGATATTGGGTCAGTAATAACATCCGCCGTTATATCTGTCCACGCGGAAGATAGATAGGCGTAAACTTTATATGAGTCCGGGAAAGTTGGATTGATTGTCATTTTGCAAACGACCGTTTCATAGCTGTGGTAAGTGACCGAGTCAATCGATCATAATTGATTGGATCGCTGCTTGTTCCTGCTTTTTCAACTGTCACATGTTCGCCTGTTTCGACGTTCATTGGAAATGAATCATTCGGGAAGCCGGACGGCACAATAAAAGATCCGCCGTTAGAAAACCCAGGAGTAGTTCTGCCGCCGCTAAGTTTACCGGTAGATTGATATCCCCAGGCTTGTTGTTGTTTGAATTGACTTTGTAAGCCGTTTACAAAATCATTTACTGCGCCGCCCAAAAAGAAAGCGTTGATCGCTCCCTTCCAAGCGCCATCTAAAAACGATGCAAGCATGGGAGGAACTTGAATACCTAATTGTCTGTATAATTCCTGATTGAATCCTGAGCAAAATTCAGCCGCAGAACTTACAGCAGATTCGCGTAAGTTTAGAATTGATTGGAACCCTCCGTCTTTAAACCATGTCCCTATGGCTCCTAACCCTGTTTTCATTCCAGTCACTATTCCAGATGCTAATGCTCTGCCTGCGATATCCATAGCAAGGATAGCTTCAGGGGATTTTAGCCATGTAGCCATTGAATTCAGAGCATTCTTTGACTCTGCTAATGCGTTAGTACTTAATCCTTTCAGATCAACTTTTTCAGACCATGCTTTTATTTGGCCTCCGAGGATACCGAAGGTGACCATGATCTTCGTTATATCCCCTTCCTGGAGTCCGTCTTTGACGATATCATATACTTTCCCAACAACTGTACTGGCTTCTGAAAATATTCCTTTAGCCGTTTCCCATCCAGTAGATACAGCGAGAACCGTATCACCAATCACTTTACCTATACCGTAAAATTGTTGTTTCAGATCTTCGGTTACATCTATGCCAAATAAGGTAGCTATATCAGCCATAAATCCGCCGATAATATTTGATCCATCTTCGAACGTTCCAAAGAATTTCTTAAATCCCCATCCATCAAATTTTGCAGACAATCCACTGAATTTATCGATAAAAACAGATACACGGTCTGCTACTTTTCCGATGCTGGACGCAAAATCTTCAAACCATTTTTGAGCAGCCGGACTAGAAACGAATTTCAACACGATCCCGGCCATTTTTTCAATGACTGGAAGCAACGCTGTCCCTATGACGGTTTTTATGTTCTCAAATTTCGCCGTCAGCCTGCGCTGTACATTTGCTAATCCATTAGATGTGCGCGCAAAATCTCCTTGTGCTTTAGATGTCTGTTTTAATATCAACGCCTGCGCTGCCAATACTTTCTGCTGGGGTGTTAGAGCGTCTTTTGTGGTTGATATAATTCCCATCTCCAAAGCGGCTTGACGCATAGATGCGTCGTCTAGCATAACGTTATATTTGCGGATAGGCTCCATTTCTCCGCGAAAGGCCGCCCCAATAGCCGTTATCGCTTCTTCTGGGGAGGTGTTGAAAAATGAAGCCATATCTGCCGCGAGTGTTGTGTTTTGTTTCGCAAAATCGTTGAGGTCCTGACCAGCTAATCCGGCAGATGATCCAAACATAGCAAATGTTGATGCAGCGTCTAACGATGTTTGCCTGCTCATCCCCAAAGCGTCGGCGGTTGTTTTTGACCATTCTATGATGTCAGATGCAGATTTTTCAAATATTTCGTTTGTCTTGTTGATCGTCTCTGACAAATCGCTGGCAGGCCCGATTGTACTTGCGATGGCTGAGACGGCAATTCCGGCACCGGCGACAATGGCCGTAGCAGCAGCGGCCCCCGCTATTGCAACTGTTTTGCCTACGCTTTTCATTTTAGACGCAAATGTATCCGCGTGCGCCCCGGCTGATTTCAGCCCGCTTTCATACGAATCAGAATTTAATATCAACTTAGCCGCAATCGTAGCCGCAGATGACATTATTCAACCCTCATATCGCGCTTGACGATAGGCAGCCAGTAATCATGCCTTTCTTCAGGTGTCATATCTGCTAATTTTTTCTTCAAGTCGATCTGTTGTGTTTGCTTCATAATTTCACCTGCCGGATCGCGCATTAATTCCTTCGGCTGTTTGATGTCTTTCTTTTTGCTAACCTGGCCACGCCAGATAAGAGCCATTATCTCGGCGGCCAGGAATTCCGTGTTCGCCCATCCCCAGGGTTCGAGTTCGTAGAACAATTGCCAGTCGTGGTATTCCGGAACCGGAAGCGCACGGATTTCTTGCCTTGACTTTCCAAGAGCCAACCCTAACCGCATCTCGAAGATTCGGTCAGGGTCGGCTATAAGTTTTTTAGTTCGTCCGCAAGCGCTTCATCAGGTGTGCCTTTTGCGACGTTCGCATCCGCGCGCATCCCCGAGAAGTCCACGATCTGCTCAGCGATCCACCCGATAGCTTCCCCATTTTTACCATTCAGCGCTTCAATATCTTTGGCTGAAAGTTCAGGCTTTCCGTTCTCATCGCAAATACCCAAACTACATAACCAGGCGTCGTGACCGTAGATGTTGACGGCAGATATTTCCTGATTATTTGCTTTCGAGTCCTGGCGCAGACGCGTTTCTCCATATTGCCGTTTCAGGTACATATCCTGCTGCCCTCTGGTGAGTTGCTTGATGTACAACTCTTCCCCGCCCCAACCAGGAATGTGATCCGGGACGGTGATTTCTTTGACGTTGATGTCCACCAGTTTCAGAATGTCTTCACGATTGAGTGTCATAAATATCTCCTAACTTACCGTTGGTTTCCCAGATACTTTGATCGTTCCGGATAATGTCCCCTGTTCTTCCAGTGGGGTATCAGGTTCGAATGCGGTCAAGAAACCAGAGAATGCGATGGTAATAAGCGTGTCTGGAGCGATGATCTTCCAGTTGTGGAGTTCGTCGTCGTTGAAACTCTCCAGTAGGCCGGTTGTCCCATCGTGCGTTGCATTTGTCGGAAGCCAGTTCGCTTTGAACGAAACTTCTCCGCCGTCACGCATACCAGGAATGAACTCCCGATACCCGTCAGACGATCCATGACTGGTGACGTCGATAGAGTCTTTCGACATAGCCGGAGGAGTCAATTCGGTAATCTCGGCAACAGACGTGAAAACTTCAGGGGACGCACCGTCACCGGCCTGTAAAATACTTCCGTAAGCCCAAAAAGCAGAACTTGTCATATCATCCTCCTATGACGGGTATCCAGGGGGCAGGCGCAGGACGGCCAGCTTGATTTCGGCATCAGAAGTCGTGACAGTGATCTTTCCGGACGTATCTTTCCAACCTTTAGAATTGGTAAGCCCACATCCGAAAACGGCCAAGTCTCCGGCGGCCATAGAGTAGTCAGTAATAGGTTCTGAACGGTTTTTCTCGTCGTCCTGGCTCGCAATCGTGAGCGTGTGCGCCCCGGCTGATCCAGAATGCTGGGCGATTAGGATATCGCATCCGTTGCACGTCCAGGCGTCGGTTGTTGCTGCGGTAGATGCAGCAAGTGTGAAATCGTGCGATCCGGCACTTCCAGAAGTTGATCCAAACGGTGCGATGATCGTTTGGGGCGTAATAACAGTAGCAGTCATTTTCTACTCCTTCATAAGTTTTTCAAGTAAGGTTTGTCGTTCCTCGACGGGAACGTGTTTTAGAACGTGCATTATCATGTCATCCTCGGTATTTTCAGAGTGTCCACACTCGTCGCACACCCAGACCGCGATAATGCCCTTCCACAATGCTTCGTGGTAATAACGTTTTTGCGGAGCCATGACAGCGGTTTCGATCTGCTGGGCAAGTTCTTCGCGCTCCGGGTCAGTTACGCCAGGCAACGGATCGTCACACCAGGGATCGATATATTCTTCCGGCTCTTGATGGTTTTTTTTCATAGGCTGATTGCCTCCAGCGCCATTTTGATTTGTTGTTTACGCGGCAGACCGCGATAGTTTTCTGGCATAACCTTCCTGCGGTAATTGACCAACGTCTGTATGTCTGCTTTGCGGACGTGGCCGCCAGCGATAACCTGCTTGGCGTTCCAATTCGGCACTCGCAATATCGTGTTTCTTTCAAACTTCTCGCCGGTGAGATAATCTTCAAGAAATCGATTGGTTATGACGTATGTTTCAAGCGGATTGATATCAATCATTTGTCCTCACAGTCACCTCAAGGATGCGCCGGTAATTGCGTTCCTCTGGGTTCCACATGTCTGGGCCGCGATTGACACTCACAAATCCGGCATTGATTTCGCTCCCGAGCATTCCACGATACCCAGACAGAGCGTTTTCGATAAGCAGCGAGTTCGCATCCGCTCCGGTCTGGTCGTCGTCGAATACGTCGATCTGTACCATAGGCACCCGCCCTGCCGCGCCTTGATGGGTATAACTGCGTGGCGATGTCACCATCCACAAGACGGCGCAAGGAAAAGCCTGTCCGTTTGGTATCCTCTCAGCCGTGATGCGGTTTGCAAACGCGGTCTTGACGTCGGCGTTATTCATTAGGTGCTTGATGATCCCTGTTATTACCGAGGCCATCTATCCCTCACTATTTCGCCAAATGCCGCGGATACGGCGGATTGCACTTTGTCGGCATCTTCGGCAACGGTCGGGCGAATGAACGGCTGGGCGCGCATCCTGTAAGTGCCATATTCCAGGTACGGCGCATAAAGCGTTTCTGGGCCTACCTCATCCACAACATGATCGTCGTCTGCCTCGATGATGTGGGGCTTGATGGAGTTTTTCGTTGCCGCTGTATCGACAGGTACGCGCATTCTCTCGCCGTTGACAACGACATAAGCGCCTGCGCCTTCAATATCAAGCAGGTCTTGTTTATTCAGGTTGATGCCCTTAAGCGCAAGTTTAAGCTTCGTATCGTCGATGGTCATCTTGATTTTCATATCGCAGCCGCCTTCAATGCGCACGTAAAGCCGAACACGTCCCGATTGCGGATGCCGAATATCTCGTATTCCTGGCATGGGTCGATCTCGTTACCAAAGCGGCTGGTCAGCTTAAAGCGGTTACCTTTGGTCGGATGTGCACGCTCGAAACGAACCTCTGCTTCCAATTTCTCGACGTCAACGTAAGATTTCCAGGACTCGGTATTCGGTTTATCGGTGAAGGCACAGGCCAATGGAATCTCGCTTACAGTGACAACAGGATGACCATAATCATCGAATGTGCCGTCAGGAACGTCAACGAGTAGATAGCCGAAGTCGGAATATTCGAGCGTTTTCACGTTGCGCTGGAGTTGTGCGGTCAGCCGAGGAGACATCAGCATTATGGCGCTCCGTCCGGTGCAGTATATACGCCGTCAACGTTCTCGTAACTGTCCGCCCGGTGGGCGTGTTTGATCGTGCTTTTCGCCGTGACAGACGATATGCCGTATTCCTGGCGCATTCGTTTCAAGAGTGCTTCGTATCCGGCACGAGCGTTTCCAAACTGGACACTATTCCAATCCTGCCGAAAGTCAGGCGTGCTGAGTTGCGTAATGATATGTTCGATGCAGGCAACGACCGCCGATCCAACAGATCCAGCCGTAATGTAATACTGGATCGTCTCGTTCTCGAGATAGTGGCCTTCATCGTGATTGTCACCAATCTTGAAACGAACAATATCAACGTCAGTTGCCAGGGACGGATCAAACGAGTAAGTCATGCCGTGATTTCCTTCATGATTGTCGTTGCGGCAAATGCGAGTGAACCGGAGTTAGTGAATGTCAAACCAAGCGCATCACCTGGTTTTACATATAGTCCTTCCGGTAAGAATGCGGCGTACGGAACGCTTCCAGACGCGAGGTCAAACGCAAATGCGGTCGTATCTTTCGTTGATCCGCCAGCGTCGTCCAGAAATATGCGGAAGTCCTCCGCATCTGTCGGCGTGGAAGCCAGCGTCAACAAAACACTTTCGATCTTGGTCAGCACGTCGGCGCTGTATGAGGAAGCCAACGAACCTGATCCTGTATCTTGCTCAAAGCGCAGGATAGCGTGCGGGATACGTACTGTGGTTGTTGTCATTCATCCCCCTTGTGTTTGCGAGGTCTGCGCGCTTTTTCACGCTCATCCTCGACGTGTTCGCGTTCTGTGAACGGAGTGCAGACAGGTTGGTGATTGATGACGAGGATGTCCACCTTCTCAATATCACCGACTCGCACCATTTCAGCCAGCGCAAACAACGGAACATCGCCGGGGACAGTCGTCCCAGGCAGGAATACCTTGCCGCGCTTGTCAATTACTTTTTGCTTGAAGCGGTACATATCCGCCTCCTTATGTGGACTGAGTCCAACCTGTGTTGGTGAGTAAGTCCCAGATCGTTGCCGAAGCTGCTAACATTGTGAAGTTATTACCAGAGCCCCCGGTCGAGCCGGACGTCATGGTCGTGCCGCCCTGCAATCCAGTAACAGTCACGACATGGGCGAGCGGAGCCTGGGAACGGATGTGCAAAACCTTCGATATGTTTCCGGCTCCAGGTGCGGCCACGGTGTAATCTTCGCCTGCCGTTGCTTTGGTTAGTACGGCGTGATATGCGCCAGGATCGATGGCTTTGTCAGCTGCGGCAGAACCTGAATAAGTCGTAGCCGCTGGGAACGTCCAGCCACCTGTGAGATTGCCAGTTACATTTCCTGTAACTGCTCCGGTCAATGCGCCGGTGAATCCATTTGTAG